GCTGGTATTTCGCCTTCTTTCACTTCTTTTTTCTCATCATCTTTTTTATCAGCGTGTTCTGCCTCTTTCATATCTTCTTTTTCTTTTTCGTCTTTTTTCTCGTCAGCTTCGTAAGCAGCTTTGATTTCTTCTTTATCATCAGATTTCTCAGCACTTGCTTTTAGAGATTGCATAGCATCAGCTTGACCTGCACTTTTTTGGTGTGCGTCACCAGTAATGTGGTTAACGCCTTGTGCGAAATCTATTTTAGCATCTGTAGGTGAAGTAATTGCTTTTGTCATTACTTGTTGTACAGTCGCTTGTAGCGATTTAGCGGGTTCAGCTGGAGCTGCGTTTTTCTTTGGCAAATCTGCCACAGTATTATCAGCCATTGTTGTTTCTCCCATAATGGTTACTTGTTAATTATTGCAATAAATACACTACTCCTATCGGAAAGTGTCAATTACTATTTATAAAATTACAGTTTTTTAAGAAAAGATTCAAATACTTTAGCATTTTTCTCTGCTCTAGCAATTCTTTCTTTACTCTCTGCTTGTAACTTTAATTCTCTAACCTCTGCTTCTTTCAAAATCCCATTATCCCAAACCCACTCTTTGCCTTCCATAATGCCTTCTACGAAAGCGTCTGGAGCGCTAGGGTCTGCAACTATATCAGCTGCGGTTGCAAGGTAAAAATCGTCTTTGACTACGTTAGCACCACCTACATTTGCAAGTGTGCCCATTCCTCTACTTGAAACTCCAAGTCTTGCACCCTCATCAATTAAACTTTTCACTATTTTTCCATATGGGGTATCGAGTACTCGTGCTTCGCCTATAAAATTACTGCCTTCTGGATATAGAGCATTAATCATGTGCGATACTCTTTCTAAATTTACTGTCGGGCCATCAGGATGACCAAGTTCGCCAAATGCTCTTTTCTTTTCTATGAACTCTCTATTATATCGTAATACTTCTTTTTGTAGTATTTCTTTAGGATAGACTCTTCCATTCCTATTTTTCACGTCAGATTGCATAAAGATACCTTTAATGGAATAGTTTTTCTTTCCATTTGCGGCTTCTTCAACAATATATTCTGCTTGTTCTATTTCTTCGGTAATTAACTTCATTTGTATCTATCTCTAATTTCTCTCTAATATTTATACAAATTGCTATCTGAAAACCACTAAAATTGTATAATTATCACCATTTGCAAAATTCTTTGTAGATAATAAAACATCACCTGTAGGTGTTGTTGCATTGTTTAAAATCTCGTTTCCGTCTGCTCTTAGGTCCCAAAAACCTTGACCTGATAAAGAAACTGCGGTAGCATTTGTTGCACCTTCCCAAATTATCTCTACAGCTGACTTTGCATTTGCTGTATTTACTGACCAAAATATCTTTGATATTTTTCTATTTCCATCAGTAGTCATAAAAGTTGTATTTGAAGCGTCTATTTTTCTAACTAAATTCTCTCCTGTACCATCAGAATAGTTAGTCATTTTAACAGCGTATTTTACGCCTGTTGTGTCTGTTAATACTTGTGTTGATACTGTATCAGCCATTTTTTTATAATCCCCATTTTGTTGTTAAATATGTTTCAACATTTGTCATTTCTGAATTTGATAATGCTTTATTAAATATTAAATATTCTGCAACATCACCATTCATAAATTCAGCGCTGTCATCACATCCTAAAAAGATTGTTCCATTTGAAGCACTTGTAGTTGCACCAACCGTACCTGTAAAAGTTAAAGTTTTAGCTGTACCATCTAATCTATAAATTAATCTAGCTGCGTTTCCAACACCTGCACCATCAAATTTTAAAGTGTGAATATGATAACTTGTATCAGCTGCTGTGCTACTATCAGCACTTGCACCTGCCATTGTTACTTTATAATTTGTATCAATAAAAATACCCATATCATCTTGGTCACTTGTAGTTAATGTTTGTGTGCCAGATGTACTAGAAAATTTAGATACAGTAATAACTGTCATACCTGCTAAACTTTGAGCCCACGCAATAGGATTAATACTTAAACAATCATTTGTTCCGTCAAATCTTACAATAGATTTAGCATTTTGTACTGCTGTTCTAAATGTAGGTCTTGTTGTTGCGCCGCCAGTTGGATTAGCATTATGAGCAAAATTTGACTTATCCGTCCATTGTGTAAATGTATCACCATCTAAAACTGAAGGTATAAATTGTCCACCTGAAGAAGCGTCAAACCAAATTTGTAGAGTTGTAGCTGCGTCTGATACGGAATCTTCAATAGTATCTAATCCACCACCAGATGAAAATTGTTGGTCATAATATCCTTTGTATAACTCTCCTCTTTCAACTGAATCTGCAACTGTTCTACATCTAATATAAACTTCAACAGTATCACTAGTACCTGGTTTTGTATAAGTTCTAATACCAGCTGAGATAGTTGAATTTGCACCATCAGCTGAATCAGGATATGTGTCGCTTATTGTAGCGGCGTTATCATACTCCCAAATACTATCAGAACCTGGAACATTTACCCAAGCCATGTTTATACTCCCGTTTCTTTTTCTATATAATTGTATAGAATTTCTGTGCTTACATTATGTTTATCAGCAACCACATCTACGGCTGCTTCAACTCTGTCAACTACATTTCCTTTTTCTAACTCTACAACTTTATAAAAATCATTTACCACATCTCTATGTTTTGGTGGTAAACTATTAAATGCTGTAGTGTTAACTACATTTGGTTTAAGTAGTTGGTTGACTTTCATCATTTACCGGTGCCTCTGGTACTTCAGATTCAGGTGTTGGTTGTTCGTTGCCATTAGGCTCGAATTGTACTTCTTGACCTTGTGTGTCAATTATCACAGCTGTTTCAGGATTAGGGTCTGTTACTGCTGGTTTAGGGTCGCTGAACGGTTGTGGTTCAACATCACTAAAAATTTTACCTGCAATATCAACTCTAGCCTGGTCTAAACTGTCTGCAACTTTAGCTCTTAAAGCGTCTTTAAAAGCTTCTCCTGCTTCTGCATTATTACCGACTGATAAGTCGTCAACAAATTTTTTAATATGTTCACTCATTTTTTATCTCCTATAAGTTTCCACCAGAACCTGGAATATCTTCCGTAGGTGCTGATATAATGCCGTCATCAATTTCTTGTTTGATTTGATTATCAATGTCTTCAATATCTCTATCAGATTGTTTAAGTATCATTTTTCTAACATACTGTACTGAATAGTATTTACCAACATAATCTCTCACTTCGTTTGCTAATCTTAATCTTTCTAAAAGCATTTCACTTTCTTTAAGTTCAGCAAAGTGTCCATCTTGCAAAAAGTCATACTGAACAAAATCTCTTAGAGTATGCCAGTCTTCTTCCGTGATAACAGCTTTTAATATTAATTGTGTTCTTAAAATGTCATTAAATAATTCTGTAAACTTTTTTCTCAACCTTTGTACAAACTTTGTAAATTTAAGTTCGTCTCTGGTAATCTCGGTACTTCTACCTAAATTAAAACCTTGACTTGCTTCTAATCTACTTGCTGGTACATTCAATGAACGATATAGTTTACTTCTAAAGTATTCAATGTCAGATATTTCTCCAAGATTTTGTCCGCCAGGTAGTGTAGTAATATCTGTACCTCTACCACCCTCTCTGCTTGGTAACCAAAAGTCTTCTAACATAGACATATAGTTTCTGTCATCTCTGATTTCACCTGTTTGTGCGTCATAGACAAGTTTATTTCTATATCTTGCCATAACATCTCTTAGGTATTGTTCAGCTTTTACTTTTGGTAAATTACCAACATCAATCTTAAATATTCTTCTTTCAGGCGCTCTAGCAATTCTATAAATTACTGTAGCGTCTTCAATCATTCTTAATTGATTTACAGGTTTAATAGCCTTATGTAAATAAGACAAGACCATATTTTTATTTTGGTCAATTAATCCTGATGGCACAAATGAAATTGTATCTGGTGCAATCTTAATACCACCAGATGTTGTGCCGGCAATTCCTTTTTCATTGAACAAATAGTATTCTTCGTATTCGTCAATGATAGATAGACCATGAGGTGTAGGACCGTCAGGTCTTTTCTTTCTTACTTCTCTAACTTTTTTAATTTTTCTAGGGTCAATGTATCTTAACTCTGTGATACCTTTTCTTGGCGACTCTCTATCAATTACTTTATGATAGTAAACTCTGCCATCAACATACCATCTTCTAAATATGTCGTGACCTTTTGTATTAAAGTTCATTAACCTTAATACTTCTTTAAACTCATCTTCTATCTTTCGTCTAACTTCTTTACCAAAAGGTACTTCATCCAATTTTAGTCGAATAGCATCCTTCAATTCATTAGCCACGATTGCTTCATTGACAATATCTTCGATTGCCATGTCACATTCGGGGTGTAATGCTATTTCTCTATATCTTCGGATGAGGTCTTGCTCTGTTTTGGCCTGACCTTCCATGTCAAGGTACTGACCAAAATATCCACCGGCGGCGATGGTTTGTGTACCATCATCCGCCTGTGGTTGTGTAAAGCTTTGTTTTGGATCCGCTGTCTTTTTAAGACGAGTGATAGAAAATCCAAATAATTCAGCCATAATATTATTCCTTTACTTTTACTACTATTTATGTATTAAGTAGTAGTGTTACTTTCAAAGTATTGGTAAGCAAATGTCACACCAAATTCTTCGATTGCGTCATTTGTTCCGTAGTCCAATTCAATAGCAGCGATTTCAGTCGGGAATACACCTCTTAAAGTGTAAGACTTAATCGTTGCACCATTTCTATCTAATTGGTCAACAAATGCGTCAACTTGATAGTCAGCAGGATTTGTTAATCCTTCACCATCTGTCGCATTGTTAATACCATTTGACCATCTTTCAAATGCGTTTCTTAATTTGAAATTTGTATCATTTAGTACCGTGATTGTCCAATCAGCATATGTTCTATCACCAGCAATCTTAATTTGTCTACCTCTGAAAGGTACCGTAAATGACGGAATTGTCATTGCCGGCAACTGTGTAGTTTTACATAAGAATGCTAGTTCTTCTATCTCTCCACCAACTTGCGAATAACCAGGAAAAGGCATAGTTACCTTAAACTGGTTGGCTCTTGCGCCACCGCCTGCAAGTTTAGCTTTGAAGTCGTTAATGTTTGCCATTTTATTTCTCCTCTACCTTAACCTGCAACTTCGTCAAAAGAGACGCCAGTTCGTGTTGCGATAAATTGTAAAGTAATGAAGTTAATGCTTCTAGCAGGTTTCACAAAGATTTCTGCTATGAATTCATTTCTATCAATTACTTCACCTGTGTTATTAGTTTCATCACAGACTACTAAGAAGTCTGTAATACCTCGTCTACCTTGTACTTCTCTTAGGAAAGGCTCTACAATGTTTCTAAAGTTTGCTCTTGTAAACTCATCATTGAATTCAAAGAGTTGGAATTTAGAAGCAGTTGAGATTGCCTTCTCTAAAGTGATGAACAGTCTTCTAACATTGATTCTATCAAATGCTGAAGGAGCAGATAGTCCAGTTTTATCTCCGAATAATACAGTTCCTTGTCCTGGGAATGTTGCCACAGGATTTACTCTAGCTCTGTATAACTCATCTCTATGAGATTTTTGTGGATTAAATGCTAATTTAACTGCGCCTCTAACAATACCTCTGTTAAGACCTGCTGGTGAGAACCAACTGTCTGCTACTAGGTCTGTTCTTGCAGCTAAACCTGCTATGTCACCGTTTAAAGGTACATATCTGTAAACATCATTGTATCTGTCGTACTGGTATTTGTAACCACTATCAAACACAACATAAGAAGATGAACGGATACCGTTAAAGAATCCTACAACATTATCTTTTTGTGTATTTGCGTTTGCTACACCAACAACATCTGCTCTCTCTGGAGAAGCAAATACAACTGCGTCTTTTCTATTTTCAGCAACTGTAATTAAGTTGTCAATGTGAGTAGCGTCACCATTACCAGCCATGATTAGTCCAACATCAACTGTCTCTGCGTCTGCAAATTTTTCATAAGCAGATAACTTTTGAGCTGTAGTTGCAGCTGAACCATCAGCACCACTTTGTAGTGATACTTCACTTACTGTAGTAACGGAAGTAAAAGTTGTACCTGATACTGCGCTACCCCAGTTTGAACCTGAAGCGTTATGGTCCATCCAGTAAATGTAATTTGATGAATTGTAAATTACATCTGGATAGTAGTTAGTAGAACCTTGAGGTGTTTTTGCGTCTGAACCTTTTGATACTGCACCAAAAGTTTCTAAAGCTTCACCTTTAGTTCCTGAAATACCACCATCTTCGTCAACAATTACGATATGTAACTCGTCACCTGAACCACCGTTTGCTTGTGCATATGGTGAAGTTCCTGGTGCTTTGTCAAATAAATCGTAATGTCTCCATCTTCTTCTTACTTGAGCACCGTTTGTCGGTTCTGCATGTAAACCTGAAGAGTCAGAAGCTGTGAAGTATTGTGGTTCTTCTTTTCTAACAATTGTTAAGTCGTTAGTTGCAACACTAACAACTCTATATTCATAGTTGTCACCAAAGTTTACTATGTCGCCTGCACTTATGCCTGTTCCTGATGTAACTGTAACTACAGTATCACCAACAGCCATAGCGGCGTCAGCAACAGTAGTTTTGTTTAGTTCTTCGTAAACAGTAGCAGATGGACATGAGTCAATTCTTAAATTGTTTCCCCATGCACCAGCTGTTCTAGCTGCCCACAAACCAACAGAAGCAGAACCGTCAGCATAGTTATCTTGGTAATCAGTCGTATTTTTTACTACAAACGCTGAACCTGATTCAGTAGCGTTTGATACAGATGAATTCTGTACACGGACAACTCTTAAAGAATTAGAGTATGCTAAGAAGTTAGCAGCAGTGAAAAATCCCTCAAATGTAGTTGAGTTAGGTTTTCCAAATGTTGAAACTAATTCTTGTTCGCTAGAAATACTAACTACTTCATCTAAAGGTCCTTGTGTCGCTTGAAAAGCAACAGCACCTATAGAAGTCGAAACAGCCGGTATAATTCTAGTAAGGTCTTTTTCCTGTACGAGAACACCTGGTGATACTTGAAATGCCATTTAGGTTTCTCCTTTTAATTAGCTAATTATAATTTTAAAATATTCAATACTCATAAGTTTTCTTATGCCCATATTCAAAATTCAACCTTACTGATATTTATAATAAGTTAAAACTAGAGGCCTTTTCTTACAACTGGATGCCACACATCTCCGTACTCATCCACTTCAACTTTTTCGTGGTCTGGTGTGCCGTCATCTATGAAACCAAAAGGCGCCATATCCTGTTCAATTAATGATTGTTGTTCTTCATATAACATTTGTCTTGCATTTGTATCAGTCAGCTCTTTAAAAAATGGCTGATTAGATAACCAACCAAAAATGACTAAACACATCATTAAATCGTCTGTATTGCCCTCTTCAGCCTGCCATGATTGACCTCTTTTTACAAAGGTACTCATCTCTTCAACAATGTTAAAGTCGTTTATAAAAATCTTATCTGATTCTACAAGTGTTTTAATATTAGCACAGCCAATCTTTTTAATTTGTTTGGTCATTTTAACACCAAAACCTGCACCACGACCTGAGAATCCTGCACCTAAAATTTGTCCCGCTCTGCCTCTATTTGTAGTCATTAACAGGTTATCATATTCTAACTCAAACTGTAAAGATTCGGCAATCTGTTGCCCTAAATCATTGGTTTCGACCAGCACATGGGCATGATTATATCCCTTTGCAACTTGTTCAATAGTATGTGGAAATAACAAAGGTTTAATATCATTGTTTCGATATTTTGCAACAACTCTGTAAGGCATTTGTGATACATCTAATACAACAAATGCTGAATAATCTTTTGATACACCTCTTGCAACATCAACTGTTATAACA